TAAAGACGCAGTAAGCGCTACAATCACAACTTCATTTGCTGGTGTTACTATTACACCAAGTACAATTACGAGCAGTCAATTTATAGAGGTTTGTATTCCTGAAAACACGGACACTCCTTCAAATATTTTAGCTGAAAATTCAGATAGTTTAATTACTGAAGAATTTCAAAATTTAGTAACAGAAAATTCAAGTGTACAAGTAATTACATTGACTGTAACTTACACTTTAACGAACGGTCAACAAGTAGCAAATCAAATTCAAATTTTACAACAATGATTCAACTAATTTTAGAACTATTAAAGAGCGATGATTTCTACGGGGTGAGTGAGATAGTAGATGTTGCCAAAGGAAAACACGAACTAACAGGAAACTTAAAAAAGATTTATAAACAAGAAAAGCGTAAACAATGGCTGAAACAAGAACGATTGAATTAAATATAGTTGACAATGCAAATCAAACGCAGCAGCAGTTTGAAAATTTACGACAACAGATTGCAAAGACTACACAAGAAGTTGATGAGTTAACACAAGCGTATGGTGAAAACAGTCAAGAAGTAACTGAAGCCAAAACAAGGTTAAATGAATTAACTGCGAGCTACACTAACCTAAATAAAAGCGCTACTGATACGGGAGCAACCTTTGCAGAAGTTTACGGTGAAATGCAGCCTTTGACTACTCGAATGGGTGAAGCTGAAGATAGGTTATATGAATTAGCGTTAGCTGGTAAAACTGCTACTAAAGAATACCAAGACTTATTAAAGGTAACTCAAAACTATTTAAGAACGCAACAACAAGTTGACTTACAAGTAGATGCTGGTTCTATGCCAGCCGCTCAAAGAATGACAATGGCTATTGGTGGTGTTGCTGGTGCTTTTGGTGTTGCTGAAGGTGCGGTTGCTTTGTTTGGTGTTGAAAGTGCTAAGCTTCAAGAAACAATGGTAAAATTACAAGCAGCTTTAACTATTACTCAAAGCCTTGTAGCTGTTAAAGAGGCTATTCCTATTTTTCAAAATTTAGGTAATGCTGCTAAAGAGGCGCTTGCTGGAATTAGAACTGGTATTGCTGCAACTGGAATAGGTTTATTTGTTGTTGCTTTAGGTACTGTTGTCGCTTATTGGGATGACATTAAAAAGGCTGTTAGTGGTGTTTCAAATGAACAGGCTAAATATTTAAAGCAATTAGATAAAGATATTGTTGTTCAAGAGCATAAAGGTAAAATGTTAGATGCTCAAGACAATATTCTAAAAAAGCAAGGTAAATCCGAAAAGGAGATACTTCAAATGAAGGTAAAACAAATTGATGGAGAAATAAAATTAGCTGAAACAAAATTAAAAACAGTCAAACAAAACGCAAAAGCAGAATTAGAAGCCCAAACAAGAAATTTAGAGTACATGAAAATGTATGTACGTATAACTTTAGAGGGTATGGGGTATGTTGTTAGAGCTATTGCGTTACCTATTGACACCGTAATAGCTGGAGCGAATGCCGTTAGTAAAGCGCTTGGTATAGGAGAGGTTGTTACAAAAAATATAAATGAATATATTTCTGAAGGAATGGATGCAGCCGCAGAATGGACTGCTAAATTATTTTTTGACCCTAAAAAAACGAAAGAACAAAGTGATGCAACGATACGGGAAATTGAATTAGGGTTGCAACAAATGAAAAACGACAAGGCTGGGTATGAAATGGAAATTGAGGGCTTAGGCAAACAAGGAGCTACAAACGCAATAAATACAGCAGCAGGTTCAGCACAAGAGCAAATTGACATTACACGCCAAATGGAGGAAGAAAAAAACCGTTTGATGGAGGAAGGTCGAGCAAAAGATTTAGACGCATTACGAATAAAATATAAATACGAAAAACAAGAAGCTGATAAAAACTTTAAAGAAGGTAAATTAAAAAAAGAAGATTACGACAAGTTAACTACTCAAATGACCGAAAGTAAAAGGTTAGATGAAAAAGCGGTTAATGACAAGTACGATAAAATAGAAAGAGACGAACGAGATAAAAAGTTACAGGAACAAATAAAAGCTGAAGATGCTGCATGGTTAGAATTACAAAAGGCACGTAACTCACAAAGAGAACAAGAACTACTTGATTTACAGTTAGCCTACGATGCTAAAATAGAAGCGGCAAATGGAAACGCTGAAGCTGAAAAAGCAATTACCGAAAGATATAACAAAGAATATGCTGCTATAAATGAAAAATACCGTAAAGAAGAAGAAGCCAAAAAGAAAGAAGAATTTGAAAAAGATATTACACGAAAAAACGAATTAAGACAAAAGACACTTGAATTAACTGCTCAATCTTTTAGTGCCTTAGCTGAATTAACTGGTTCGTTTAATACTAAAAATGAAAAAGACGCACGTAAACAATTCCAAGTACAAAAAGCTTTTAATTTAGCGGCTGCAATTACCAATACTGCAATGGCGGTAACGGGTGCTTTAACTGCTGGTGGAAACCCTATTAAGTTAGCAACGGGTATGCAATTCGTTGAAGCTGGTATTGCCGCAACAGTAGGAGCTGCAAATATAATTAAAATTGCTAACTCTAAATTTGGCGGTGGTGAAAGTGGTGGTGGTAGTAATGATGTACCAACTCCAACTGCTGCTCCAATGACTGCTAATTTCAACACAATCGGATCAAGTGGTATTAATCAGCTTGCACAGTTACAACAAACCCCTACACAAGCCTACGTAGTTAGCACAGAAGTAACAAGCGCACAAGCTTTAGACCGAAATAGAGTACAAAACGCTACATTATAAGTTAATGAGATATGGCAAAAGTTGAAATAATAGAATTACTGATTGACGAGACTAAAGAGGAAATGGGTATTAATGCCGTTTCAGTTGTCGAATCACCAGCGATTGAGGAAAATTTTATCGCACTACAAAAACACGAAGTAGAACTCAAAGAAGTAGATACTGAAAAGAGAATTTTAATGGGTGCTGCCTTAATTCCTAACAAACAGATATACCGTAAAAACAAAGATAAAGAGTTCTACATTTACTTTAGTGAGGATACGGTACGTAAGGCTTCGGAACTTTTTTTAATGCGTTCTAATCAAAACAATGCAACATACGAACACGAACGTAAAATGCTTGAAGGGATGAGTGTTGTCGAAAGCTGGATAATTGAAGATGAGAAGTTAGACAAGTCTGTTAAGTACGGTTTTAATTTACCTAAAGGAACGTGGATGATTTCAATGAAGGTAAACAACGATGAGGTGTGGAAAAAGGTAAAAGAAGGCGAAGTAAAAGGATTTTCAATAGAAGGATATTTTGTAGATAAATACGACATGAGTTCACACGAAGAACAAGTATTAATTGAAAAGATTAAACAGCTTATTTTACAGAACGACAAATACACTTTAGAAAGTTATACGGATTACCCTAAAGAAGCCAGCGATAATGCTAAAATAGCTTTACGATATGCTGAAGAAAACGGATGGGGTGATTGCGGTACACCTGTTGGAAAAGCACGAGCCAATCAATTAGCAAATGGCGAACCAATAAGCGAAGAAACTATTGCACGTATGGCTGGATTTGAAAGACACAGACAAAATTCACAAAAGGAATTAGGAGATGGGTGTGGGCGTTTGATGTGGTTAGCTTGGGGTGGAGATGCTGGAATAGAGTGGGCGCAAAGAAAGTTAGAACAAATTAGAAATAATAAATAATGAAAACACCAACTAAAAGTAAAACAAGTCCTAAAGGCGGGAAACGTGGATGCCTATGTCCTGATGGCACATATTCAAAAGACTGTTGTAATGGAGACCTACAAAACCAAGGATTAGGTTCAATGGTTAACCAAGCAATAAGCAACGTTGTAAACACGAACGCACCAAGAGTTATAACAGGAACTAACGGATAAAAAAGGAACAAGTAAAAAACTAAAAAGTTAATAAGCTATAAATAATTATATTATGATAAACGACATTCTAAAAAAAATCAATAAAGCGCATGAAGTAGAATCTTCAAAAGTTGAACTTGCTAAGCATGACATTGCCTTAGCTTTAGCTGATGAGTTAAAATTAAATGTAAAATATGGTACTGCCGCAGCGGCAAGTTTTGCAAAAAATAAAGCTATAATTGAAAAGTCAATAAACAGCATGAAAGCAGCTGTTGAAGATGTTAGAATAAATAAAGATTGGGGTAAAAAAACACTTGCAAATGCGCAAAAGTTTAAAGGGCAATTAGATAAATTAGCTAAAGAACTTGGTGTTAATTTACAAGGTTCAGAGCCTGATAAACTATTGTCTGAATTATTTATGTTAGCTGAAGATGGACAAGGTGATATTGACGCAGCTTTGGCAATTTTAAACACCCTTAAATAAACAAAAATGAAAAATAGCCTAATCAATCAAATTAAAACTTTACTCGGTATGGAAGTAAAGTTAGAAACAATGAAACTAAGCGACGGTGTTACAGTTTTAGAAGCTGATATGTTCGAAGCTGGTAACGAAGTATTCGTAGTTACTGAAGATGAACAAAAAATTGCTTTGCCAGTAGGAGAATACGAACTTGAAGACGGTCGTATTTTGGTAGTAGTAGAAGAAGGAATAATCGCTGAAATCAAAGAGAAAGAAGTAGAAGAAGAAGAAGCACCTGAAGAAGAAGCACCTATTGAAGAAGAAGCGAAGAAAGAGCAAGAAATGGAAACTGCAAAAGCTGCTCCTAAAAAGACTATCGAAAGCGTAGTAAAGGAAACATTCTTTTCAGAAATTGAAGCGCTTAAAAACGAGAATACCACATTAAAAGCTGAATTATCTAAGTTGAAAGAAACTAAAGAAGTTGAACTATCTGAAGTTAAACCAATTTCTTTTAACCCTGAAAACGAAAACAAATCTGAATCAATGAGAATAGGTGCTAAAAGACCACGTACTACAATGGATTCAATATTAGAAAAACTAAGTAAATAAATTATTAATTAAAATAAAAACAAAATGCCAACAACAACTTCAATTACTACAACGTACGCTGGTGAATTCGCTGGAAAGTACATCGCTGCTGCGTTGTTATCTGCTCCAACTTTAGAGCAAGGTGGAATCACTATCCACCCGAACGTTAAGTTCAAACAAGTAATTCAAAAAGTAGGAACTAATGACATCGTGAAAAATGCCACGTGTGATTTCGATGCTACTTCAACAGTAACACTTACTGAAAGGATTTTAGCTCCTGAGGAGTTCCAAGTTGGGTTACAATTGTGTAAAAAAGACTTTCATTCAACATGGCAAGCGATTGAAATGGGTTATTCTGCATTTGATGTAATGCCTAAGTCTTTCGTAGATTTCTTAATTGCACACGTATCTGAAAAAGTAGCTGCTGCAATGGAAACTAACATTTGGGTTGGTGCTAACGCAACTGCTGGACAATTTGACGGTATTATGGTTCAAATCGCTGCTGATGCTGCTTTACCAGCTGCACAAGAAGTAACTGGAACTACTGTAACAGCTTCTAACGTAATTACTGAATTAGGTAAAATCGTTGACGCTATTCCAACAAGATTGTACGGACAGCCAGACCTTAAATTGTATCTTTCTTCTAACATCGTAAGAGCTTATATCCGTGCTTTGGGTGGGTTTGGTGCTTCAGGATTAGGAGCTAACGGTACAAACAACTTAGGAACTCAATGGTATTCTAACGGATCACTTTCATTTGACGGTTTACCTATCTTCTTAGCAAACGGTATGGCTAACAACACTGGTTTAGCTTCACAAACAACTAACTTGCATTTTGCGACTGGTTTATTAAATGATATGAACGAA